GCAATGTCCCCAGCAATTCGTAATGACTCATCGCCTAATTTCTTCTGCAATTCAATTTTCTGTTCGTCAGTAGTGGCGATGCCTAGCTCACCCTTCGCGGCCTGCTCTGCTTCAAACTCAGCCAGCACCTTCGCATAGGCCTGCTCTTGCGCCATCGTCAATAGCAGTTCGTCAGTCAGCATTCTGCCTTCCAACTTCTGTGCGTCTAGTGCTTGCTCAATGGCTAACTCAGCAGCAGCAGCGGCCTCAGAGTGTGCAATCTGCAACGCCAGCCGTTGATCCAGTTGTGCCTGAAATAACTCGTTGTCCATTGGTGCGAGTGCGGTTGCTGATGCGTCGCCTGTATCTGTGTTGACGCTGGCATTTGCAGACTCTGCAATAGCCGCAGCAGCACGAGTTGCAGCCTGCTCAATCTCAAAGAACTGCTGCTTTATGGCCTCGCCCGGAGGTGCAGCCATAACAGCCTCATCAAAAGACTGCCATGCAGCCGTGGCATCCTCGCCCATTGCCACCCAAAACTGCTTGATGGCATCAGTGGTTTCTGCCATGTCCTGACGAATATTGCCAATGCTATCTGACACGCCCTTGAACGCATCACCACCAGCCCAATCAGGAAGATTAGCACCCGCATTGAACACGGATTGAATCGCCTCAAGCATTGCTCCTGTGATCGTGTCGATGGCTTCAGCAATGGCTTCATAGCCAAAGACGATAACCTGACCAACAGATAGCCCGACAGCCTGTGCCAGTTTCATTGCAACCACAATGCCATTGTACGCATCAGCAACGAAGGCGACGGCGTTACCCACGGACTCCATTGCACCGCCAACAGTGATGCCGAAGGTCTCGCCGTTCTTGGCGGCCTCTGCCAGCTTGTCAGCAACCGCAGTAATGTATGGGGCAAGGGCGACAGTAATCTTATTTCCCACACCCTCGGCAGCCGCGCCAGCCCGTGCTATCGCGTCATTCGCTGCTTCGATCTTCGCCGCATCAATGCGCGTCACGGCAATGCCAAGATCAACAGCCTCCTCCTCGAACGCATTAAGACCAGCAGAACCCAGCTTGACCGTGTTAAGCAGGGCAGTACCGCGCCCACCGAATAGGTCGTAAGCAATGGAAGTCTTGAGGGTTTGATTCTCTACCTTGTTGAGCGCGTCGGCAATGACCTTGAACTGCTCTGCCGGGTTAAGGTTGGCTAGTTTCTGAGTGTCAATGCCAAGTGCGCGGAACTGTCGGGCATAAGTCTCCAGCCCGTTGTTAGCATCGGCGACAGCCTTCTGTTGCTTAACCAGCGCCTTATTGAGCGTCTCTTGCTCTACGCCTGTGATCTTTGCTGCCAACTGTAGGCCAGCAAGGTTCTTAGTCGTAATGCCCAGCTTGTCGGAAGTCTTAGCCAGCGCATCAATAGCCGCTAGCTGACTCTTTACAATAACGGCGGCAGCACCAGCAGCAGCAACACCCATGTAGCCAAAGGCGCGTCCCGCCTGATTGATTCCGGATCGGGCGCTCTGTGCGAACTTGCCAATGCTCTTTTTGCTTTTGTTGAGTTCTGCATAAAGCTGCGACGCATTAGCACCGATGCTATAATATAGACCACCAATCTTACTTGCCATTATTTTTTCCCGCCGAACATTGCTTCAAGCACATTGATTGACTGCTCTGGTGTTAAGTCGCGAGGTTTCTGTTTCGGCATGAAATCTGCTGCCTTGGCTGTTGTGCCCCGGCGAAGATGCCCGGAGGCGTTATAGATAGACGCACAAACCTGCCCCATGCGGAAGTTGTCAGCCTTGTCGGGTGGCTCCTTAATGTAGAAGGCCATCCACAAAGCGAACTCACGCGCCGACATAGAATCGAACAACTCCCGCAGAGATTTTCCCTGATCCCGCGCCAGCCTAAGCGCAAAGAAAAGGTAAGGCTGCGCGTCTAAACGTTTCCCGCTTCTTCCAGTTCCGAACCTGTCAACCCTGACACAGTCAGAGCCGCCATAGAAATCGCGTTAAGACCCTGCGCATTCCTATCAAGCAGAGACTCAACGGCTGTTTTTATGTCCTTGCGCTGAACCATCAACGTACCATCTTTGGTACACAGGGCAAGAGCACAAACGGTCGCGGTCATTTCTGACTCGCTTGATTTGTTTTTCTTGTCCTGTGTCAGGCTGATGAAAATTCCCAGCGCCTCGCCGTCAAATTCCTTGACGTAGACAGGCGCTCCCAACCATTTTGTAGTGTCCACTTTCTTGATCTTTGGTGCAGACGCAACAATCAGGTCATCAAAAGATTTGAAATCTTTCATGCTCTCCCCCTTAATTTATTGACTAGGTGATGGTTGATGTGGTTGTCCAATCCAGAGCGCCGGACACCTTCAGACCCATGCTGAAAGTGATAGCTGCGTCAGGCTCGGAAGTAATAACGAACGTCTCAGGAGTCGCTGTGAAAAGAACCTTTGTTGCTGGGCTATCAGAGAAAACCATCAAGAAGTTGGCTGCTGTTTGTGCAACGTGGGCAGTACGAAGCGCGACGTGATAAGTGTTGCCTGAATCCCAGAAGCCTTCCAGACTCAAAGAGCCGTTATCAGGTAATCCGCTGATGTATTCCTTCGCAACTGATGCGATGGTGGTGGTGTCCACAGAACTTGTGGTACTCTCCGGCGTTGACAGCGTGGTCAAGCCCGGAATGTTGTTAAATACTTCTGGGGTTGCAGCATCACCGATGCCTACTTTTGTGCCCGCTGATAGAGTTGCCATTGTTACTTTTCCTCACAAAAAACCCGCGAGGTGCGGGCATAAAAAAACCCGCAAAATGCGGGCAGTTAGATAAATTGGTTGGGCTTATTCGTTAAGCCATATTGTGTATTCAGCGATTACCCGCCGATGGTCGTTATCCCCGTCGAAGTAACCGGAATCGAATTCATTCTGCATAAGGCAGCGTTGAACCGCTTGACCGCCCATGTCGCCGCGTAAGCCGTTCAGCAAACCCCGGACCGCTACGGCAAGGGCTTTCACTTGAGAGCTGGTGAGCGCCATTAGGTCAAGCTGTACGCGAACCTCAACCAGCGAATTAACCTCATTCATGTCAGGCGTCTGCACCGTTGAGACTCGGCTGAACATAATCGCGGGGTATACGGGATTCTCTGGTAGTTGCTCAGAGAAGACGCGACTAGATACCAGCGCGTTCACTGCACTATTCGCAATGAGCGCCGCCCTAAGTCCTGTTTCGAGACTCATTTCTTTCCCAACCTCGCTGCACGTTTAGCCGCCAGCACAACGCCTCTGGCAAGTTTGGTTTTGAAAACCTGTGTTGAAATGCCCGCCGTGCTGTCTGCCGCAGGTCTGAGGAACGGCTGCGCCTTTATTCCAAGACTAGGAACGCCGTATTCAACCAGATGCCCGTGATAAATGCCCGATCCGCCGCGCCCATAGAACGAAGCGTATTGCGCCGCCGCAGTCTTGTTTGTTTCTATAGGAGCCACCAGATAAGTAACCGAGCCGCCTGAGAATCTTTTGCTCACTTTCTTAATGCCTATAGACTCAGCCAGCGCGCCTGATGACGGGTTCTCTCTAACCTGAAGATTTTCCTTTGCTGCAATCACCATAGGCTTTGCAGACTCGCGCACAGCACTTGCAAGAATCTTTAACTGAACATCAGCAGCGAACTGCTTCATGCCTAACTCAATCTCTTTTAACCCCTCAACCTTGAGGGTTATACCGTTAGACTTGCTCAATGCACATCAACTCTAGGTCGCGGTTTAACTCGCGGATGTTAATAACCGATTCAATGTCAAAGTACCGCGAGCCAAACTTGACCCGCTGACTAGGAGCGATGCCGGATAAGTAGCGCAGAGATACCTTGTGCGAAACGCTGTTGGCGGTCGCTGACGCTTGTTCTAGCTGCACCCCTCGCAAGGGTATGACTGACGCTGGTACGCCGCTGTAGACCGCTGTATAAGGCTCTACGATGTCGCCATACGCGTCGGCAGTCTGTGGCTGTGTTTCTATGTCAATTCTGTGTCGGAGCAGTCCGCTTCGCATAGCGTTTCCTGAATCGTTGAGCGCGGGAAGCAAGTCAATGCCGTGTCACGCGAGCAGTTAATAATCGGAGTCGGACAGTTCGCCCGCTCAAAGTTTGAGATCCACGAATCGAAACCCGGTTGGCGATGCAGAGTGCCGGGGTGATTCCCGAACCAGTGCCGCTTTTCCTTGCCCGCCTTCATGTCGAAACCAAGTAGAACAATTCTACCCGCGCCCCACATCGAGGCGAGGTGAACCGCTGCGAATCCTGAGTTCCCGCCAAAGTTCAGCGTCTTGGAACTCATGTCCCAACCGTGCCGCCCTTCAACGTGATAGATGGGCAGATCAATCGAAGCCGTCTCGCCGTGAACCTGTGACACCACGAGAGTCTGTGACGCTTCAAAGCTGCCCCAATGGTGCTTGAGCCACGAATAGTCGGACGCATACAGCACATCAAGCGCGGCTATCCGGTACGCATCATTCACGCCAAACAAGACCGCGCCCGATTTCTCGGCGTATTCGCAATCTTCTCTCGTCAGACTCGGGCCGCCAGCGATAACAACAGCCGTCTTGCCCTCTAGGTCTGGTTTAAACGGTAGGGCGACAGAAGCCATTTCACGTTAATAGGCAAGGTTGAGGTGATCGTTCCTATGATTTCGTTCTCTCTGTTGTTGTACATCGAGCTAGTCAGTAACAGAACGGCTTGCTTCACAGGAAAAGGAACAGGGTCGGGCGATGCGGTTGGGTTTCCCCAGCCGCATACATACACAATCGTTACCGCGCCTGTCTCAGCGCGAGTGGCGGGGAACACCTCGCCATAGGACGGATTGATGCGGGCATGAACTGAACCAGTCAGATCAGCCTTGAAAGTAGTAAAACTTTGATTGTCGCCGTTCTCATCAATGTAGCTGATGCTAGTGATTGATTGAACTGGTAGACGCGGCAAGCTAATGACCGCAGGGAATGAATCAAGAGTAAGCGTGACCGTCTGAGTACAGATAGCCCTGCCCGTGTACATCTCAACACTCTGGCGCGCCGCTTTGATTAGGCTAGTAACCATGCTGTCATCGTCGCTTGAAAACAAGCCTAGGTGTACCTTTGCCTGAGCAAGCGTGACTGGCTCTTCAGTTGGCGCAGTTGTGACATTGATTCCCATTGAAACTCCAAGTAAAAAGGGGCGACACTAGGCCGCCCCTCTTTTTTCCACTTACTTACTAGCTAGCTGCAAGAGTCAGTTTCTTGATACCAGCGGCCTGAACTACCTTGCCATCAGTGCGTGACCATGCTTGAAAGCCAACCTGACCAGTCGTTGCATAAAGCTCATCAAGATGCTGAACGCTCAAGCCAGTGCGGTCTGCAACAGTGTAGTTCTTGAGATCACCAAAGATGCCGACAACCTCTTGAGGTGATGCAGCCGCATCGCCCATGTAAACAGAGGTAAGGTACGGACGACCCATGATGGCATCAGGAACACCAGCGACCAAAGAAGGCTGCCAGATTTTGTCACCACTGCCGTTCTCAATGCCACGGATAACGCGAACAGAAGCATCAGAGAAAATCCAAGTGGCGTTGCTGCGGTAAACCCGATTCAAACCATAGAACAGGTCAAGAAGCGCCTCTTCAGTGATGGCAGTTTCAGAGGTCGCAGCAGCACCAGCACCAGCCATCAGGCCCGTAGGCTGATTAGAACCTGCACCTAAGCCACCAATGAAAGCAGCCTCTTCAGCCAGTCCGTGTGACCGACCGATAGCACTTGCCAGATAAGCTTCAATGCCAAAGTCTGAGTCTTGCAAAAGCTCCTGAGAAACCTTCACCAGCCGTGTTAGCTTGTGAGCAAGCAAAGCCACGTTGCCGAAAGCGGGAGCCGCTTCAGAGACAGTGCCCTCTTCTGCTGTCCATGCAGAAACACCCAGCGTAGATTCCACACGAATGTTATGGTCGCCAGTGCTGGTGATTACGTCAAAGTAAGCACGAAGCGGGTTGTAGTCGTCGCGGATTTCACGAAACATCATATCGAAAGCGTCACTTACAAGGTGGCCGCCTTCAGAATCCGTGCCTACTTCAAGAGCGTTGCTGTACTTGCCCGTTCTGATGTGGGCGTTCAACGCTTTCACATACTCTGGGCTATTGATTGGTTTGCCTTCAAACTTCTGCTCAAGAGCAATCTTCTGCGCTTTGGGTGCAGTCGCTAACTCATGGGCAATCTGCTCTTCTTTGTGCAAACGGTCGGCAGATGCTTTAACAGCTTCTTGACGAACATCTAAAGCAGCATACTCGGCCTGCACTTCATCACTGAAGCCTTCAGGGTTCTTTGCAGAGATTGCTTTCATCTGGTCAACCAGATTGCCGCGCTCTTGCAAAAGATCGTTAATGTCTTTCATATTGTTAATTCCTAAATTTCATGCAATAAAAAACCCGCTCAATGGCGGGTTGTTCAGCAGCTATTCCGGCTGCGTTCCTTTAGCTATTCCGGCTAAAGGCCTTAATTCTTTCTCGATAACTGAATGCGCTGCGATTGGGCTAAGAAGTCCAGATAGTGAAGGTGCACATCACGCGGGTTGTCTGCTCTCGATAGCTGAACTGCGCCGACCTCTTCAACGGGTGGCAGCACCTCTAGCTCTTCGGCGTTCTTGATCCATCGGCAGTTAGATAAACTCCGTAGATTCTTGACTTCTTTAGTTGTCGAAGTAGCAAAGCCAAGCTCTTGTGCCTCGGCTGTACGAATCCACTTTTCTGAATCCATCCAGTCGGAAAGCTGTTTGTGGGTTGACTTGACTTTGGTTTGGTAGATTTCAATCAAAGACTCCTTAACACCATCAAGAACGTCGGCTTCAGCGCGGAAGTCCGAAGCCTCGCCCATCGTAATCGTCCACGGGTTGTGAATCATTATCTGTGCCCCCGTGCCCATAATCACAGAATCACCAGCACACGCGATGATCGAAGCTGCCGATGCCGCCCAGCCGTCAATGTATAACTCAATCTCAGCAGGGTTCTGGGCGAGCAGGTTGTATATTGCTATGCCCTCAAATACATCACCGCCGGGTGAATTAAGGCGAACTGTGATTTTGTCAACCTCGCCAATCTCATCGAGCATGGCTTTAACGTCAGCCGCACCAACTACATCTTCCCAACCGTCAGCACCAATGCCGCCGTATATTTGAATCTCATTCATTTCCAATCCTTAATCAGTTCAGCCACATCGTCAGCGGCTAAGATTGCCGCCAACTGTTTAGCGCAGTACGCTTCTGCCGTGTCCTTGTCAGCGTCTATCTTTGCTGGCAAGCGTGAGTAGTAATCCTTAACCCACTCGTTAAAATCAGGGCGCCCTAGTTCACAGGTGATCGCCTTGACTTGGCGCGCCTCTAATGCAGCAAGAGCCGCACTAGCTTCAGTGGGTTGAGGTGTGTCATCTGCGGCCTTCTCGGATTCGTTGCCCATGTTTAGCGGAACAAGGAATTCGTCAAGACCCGGCGATACATTCATGCGCTCAAGCTGGCGCACCTCGTTGCGGGTTTTCCAACCCATAGTGATCGCTGATGCGTGGGCCGCGTAACGTGTGGTGGTATCACCTCGAAGCAGTCCCTCTAGGTTGAACTCGGCAAAGTAATCCTGCCGCTCACCCATCGTCAGAAGGTCGCGGCGAATGGTCTGTTCGATGCGGCTACACCACGGGCGGTAGGTATCGCGAACCATCTCAAGCGACTGATGCTCAATGTTGCTGAAAGTCGCGTTAGAAAGTTCCGCCAGTTTGTGAAGCGGCACTGCAAACATACGGGCGATCTCGGCAATCTGGAACTTGCGTGATTCGATAAATTGAGCATCGGCAAGCGTCATTGAGATTGAGTGATACTTCAACCCCTCTTCAAGCAGCATGGGCTTCATCATGTCGCCCAACTTTGTGCCGCCCGTTAGCTGTGCTTTCAACCGATCAAAGCCTTCATCGCTCAGTGCGCGGTCAATCTCAAAGACACCGGGGATGCTTGCGCCGTTGCTGAACGTCTTGCTGGCGTGAAGTTCTGCCGCCACTGCAACGCCTAAAGCCTCGCGAGCCTGAGTGATAGGGCTGTATCCGTTCACACCGTCCTTGCTCAGACCAGTCACGCGCCATAGGTCTTTCTTGGTGTACGTTCTCAACCCGCCTGATGTGCGGTAATCAAAGACCAAATCGCCCGTGCTTAATCGCCGTGGAGTCATGCAGGTCGCGTCGAGAGGATCAAGCGCCACAACCTTTCCGCTGCGCCGCGTCACTTCACAGTATGAATTGCCATGAAGTAGCAGGGATGAGAGCACATATTCCAAGAGTTCTTGAGTCGTGTTCTCATCATTCGGGATGCCTCCGAACACAACAGACAAGGGGTGTCTGCCCTCTCGATCCTTGCCACCGTCTGACCTGTTCTTGTAGATGTGAATAGGTGTGCTGGCTATGCCCTCAGCAATGATACGAACACACGCATACACAGCCGTGATACGCATAGCCTGTTCGACCGATACCGCAACACCCGACCCCGTCTTGGCAGAGAAGATTCCCCATCCACGCGAGTCTGAGAGCGCAAGGTTCTGCGGCCCTTGTTTCTTTTGTTTAAGCCATTCAAACATTAATCAATTACTCGCAGGCCGCGCTTGTTATAAATAGACGTGTTTTCGTCTGCCGGATTCATGTAACGGTTGAGCGCCATGAGTAGCGCAATCACACCGTCAATCTTATTTTCTGGTCTTTCCCGGCGCGGATAGATATTGTCCTTGGCATCGTAATGCCCGACTACGTTGCTCACCATCCAAGTCAGAATAGGGTCGTTATGTTGGATCGTTTTTGCAAGAACCCGCGCCTCTAGTTCCTTCATTGGCTCAGAGAAGTTGAGCACCGTTGGGCGAACCTCGATCATGTTCCAGCCGTTGTTTATCGCTCGGCCTGCAAACTGTGTCGCTTGAAACGGATCGTAAGCAAACTCCGGTATCTCAAAGCGGCTGGCGAAGTCGCTGCAATCATGCTCGATGTAGTCAAAGTCGATGATCTGGCCCGGCGTCACCGTCAACAAACCGTCGCGCCACCATCCCGAGTATTGATCGTTGCTAGAGTTTCGCACCGTCTCATCGGGAAGGTAGTACCGCAGGAACGGATACAGAACGCCGTTCTCTTCAAACAGTAAACAGATCGCGGCTATGTCAATCTTCGAGGCAAAGTCAGCGCCAACAATGCAACGCTTGCCGTCGAAATCTTCGAGCCTCAGCGATTCATTCTTGCACTGATCCCAGCGGTGCATCTGCATCCACGCCGTATCAGCGTTGACCCACACGTTCGCCCGCTTGGTTAAGAAGTTGTTTTGAGCCGACGGAGTTTGCTTCGCTTGCGAATACTCGCCCAGAATCTCAAAAGGGAGAACAGAAACTCCGTAGTTTGGGTTCGCCTTTTCAAGCAGTTCTGGAGACTTCCATAGGTTCTCTATGTCATCGTCATCAAGCGTGTAAATAATCCCCCAGTATGACTCCGAGCCATCGTCAGAAAACACGCTCTGCAAAAGCTTGGTAATGTACTCTCGCTGCTCATAGCAAACACCAGAACGGTCGCTCCCAGCCGTGGTAATGATAAACAGCAAAGATTGTTGTCGGGAACCTCTGGCTGTGCGAATTACATCAAAAACCTCGCGCGATCTGTGAGCATGAAGTTCATCAACGATTGCCCCATGTACGTTTAAGCCATCGAGCGAGTCGGCATCAGACGCGAGAGGCAAGAACATCGAATTCTTTTCTTCAATAAATATCGAATGCTTTAACGCTTCAACACCGCAATAAGCCCTAAGGTCTGGCGATGCCAAAACCTGCGCCTTTGCAATCAGCCAACTTATTCGGGCCTGATCTTTTTTTACCGCGACCGAGTAAACCTCTGCGCCTTTCTCATGATCCATGCACAGAAGGTAGAGACCTATTCCAGCAGCAAGAAACGTCTTACCGTTCTTTCTTGGAACCTCCAAGTATGCCGTCCTAAAGCGGCGAAAGCCATCGGGCTTTATCCAACCAAAAACACAGGAAACCGCGAACACTTGCCACGGCTCTAACTCTAAATACTCTGAACCCCACTCGCCTTTGATGTGTGGGAGTTGCTCCAAGAATTGGCAGACCTTAGTGACGGGCTGAAACGATTTTCCTTCGCGCTCAAGCCACGGATTCCACAGGAACACATCACCGTCGGCGTACTTCTCAAGATCGTCCAGTTGTCGTTGGCAGGCTAACTTCACCCACTTGCAAGCAACAATGTCGCCCGCAATAACGTCTCGCGCATATTGCAGCGCGATAGATTCAAAATCTTTCATGTGTTTGGTGGAGGCTAGAGCGCAACTATGTAGGTGTCACACCCCGTCAGCCCCATGCCTCCCTACATATCGAACGGATTGCCTGCCTTCTTTGCAGCAACCGTCTTAACTTTCGTCCGGTCTGAAGGGGTCATGCCGAATAAGCACAGGATTTTTGTGTATCTAATCAGCGCCTTTTCGCGAACCGTAGTCCACGCGCTGACTTGTGCGTGACCTGATGCGGCGACTTGCACTGCTCCGGTCACGTTGATCTGGGCTATGGCGTTTCGCTCCTCAGCAAAAGCCTCGCAAGCGACGACCAGCATAGGGACATCGGCCTCAGTCATTACCCGCATATTCACGAGCAACGGGAGCCACGATTGCCACGCCTTCACCGCTTCAATATTATTTTCAATCTGTTCGGGTGCGGGCATATCAAGAGCAACCGCATTTGACTGCGCCTCATCTACAGGCAACGGGCGCTTGCCCGGATTGCCTTTAAGTATTCTCAGTGCTGTCGGTGTTCGGTGTGGACTTGCCATAGCAAACCCCCTAAGATTGTAATTGCGGGCGTGTAAGAAAAGTTGA